CTGATGCTACGCTTTCTATCAGTCCACTCTCGTTTACTCTTGTAGCTGAACTTGCTCTTGTGAAAGTAAAAGGCAGCGGTTTGTAGTTGTTGTTAAGGTCGTTATACGCAAGGACAGAACCTTCTTTAGCTGCCCAAGACCCCGCACCGAATTTTAATGTTGCACTCATAGTTAGTATATTAAGTATTGTTGTGCTTGAGCCATTTCAATAAATGAATCCCAAGAGGTTAAATCTTCTAATTGCTCATCAGTTAATGCTGCATCAAATGCTATTAGTTGTTTGGTTTTTCCGTAGAAAGGAGATAATCCTGCTCCACTATCAAATCTAAGCTGATTTAATGTATTATTAGGCATCATAACAGCAGAAGAAATGGACCCCACTAAAAAACCATTTACATAAAACTTCAAATCGTTTGTCTTCCAATGAACAGAAATTTTAGATGTTATAGTTGAGTCTAAAATACTATGAAATAATGTTTTTGTGGTTTGTCCATTAACAAATAAAGAATACTCAACTTGATTACTTGTACCAGTATATCTTATATTAACTCTATTAAATCCAGTACCATCAGATATAGCAATGGCTCTTATAATTCCATCATTAGCTAAAGCACTAATCTCAGCAAACAACACCCCTTCTGAATCATTAAACTCAGCAGATGTACCTGCTCCGTTACATACCTCTGCTGCTCTTGCTACTGTTGTTCCCGATGTTGGAATGTATGAAGTAGCGTAAGAACCTGCTTCCGCTTGGAATCCCCATATTTGTAAATCAGAGCTAACATTTGTAACATTGTAAAAACCTATATTTCTTGTTCCAGTTGAACTCGCCGTAAATGTGTAAGTAAATCTTTGCCATTGAGATGTAGCAGTAAATGCTGAAGATATTGATACACCGAAATCGCCATAAATCCTAAAATACTGCTCAGACGATGTATTACTTTTAATATAAACAGATAGCGTTATTTGTTGTCCACTTGTATGCGAAATGCCTTGAAATAAAAGACTTGCAGTTCCAAGAGATGGAATTTGTAATCTATCTGCGTTAGTATCACCATCTGGACTAACAAATTGATTAGCAGTAACAGTTGGAGCGGTTACTCCAGAAGTAGCCCAAGTAGTTGTAAAATCAGCAGATTGCAAAGCTAAGTTAGTCCTCGCAGGTTCCAACAACAAAGCAGGACACGACTGAACAACCCCATTTAAAATAGGATAATCCAATCTTGGAACTCCACTTGCTACTGTCTCAATTAACCCCTCAGCGTTAACCCTTGTAGCAATAGAAGCCCTTGTGAAATCAAAGTCACCATCTCCATTAGCAGGTAGTACAGAATACAAAGTCCCTGCCTTGTATCCCGATGGTATTTGTACTAAAGAAGCATCGTAGTATTTGCTCATTACATTATAATTTTATTTATGTTAGTTTCTACACAAGAAATAGCCTCAAGAGTAGCACTTGCATCAGCTACCCTCTCCGTATATTTTCTTACTATGTTAGTTCTTAAAAAGTCTGTGCTAAAGTAATTAGGACTCACACCAAGACTCTTATTCATATTGTCAATCGTGCAGTAATAAGCCTCAAATACTCCACCATCAGCAATTACTCTCGCTTCTAAAGCATCTACATCAGCTACAATATCTTGGAAGATTTTATAACCCAATGCGTAGTCGCTATATACAATACCCCAGTATATTGGATTGATGACTACATCACCCCACCAAGTAGTGTCGTATATCTTGCCCCATCCTATGTTGTTGTCTGCGTACATTTATTTCTTTTTATATAACTATTTTTTTGTCTCGTTTTGCTTAATGAACATCAATAGTTTTTGAATGTTGCTATCTTTTGGTTTATATGTTACAGAACCCATCCTTGAAATGTTGAATCTTTGTCAGGGTAAATATCATCGTTTGTATTAGAATAATACTCTGGAAACAAAGACTGATTAAACGACATATAATCAATAAATCTACGAGTGTAATACTCTGCTATATCTCTCTCTTTTTGAACCAAGTAATCTATCTCCTCTTTTGAAGCGATTTCAGAGTTCTCAGAAGTGTGTTTATAAACCCCTCCGTTCTTAATCGAGAAAGAAGCAAATGGTAAATAATCTACCATCGCATAATGAATCAACATAGGTTGAACATAAGTAGTAACTAAACTCAAATAATTACCACTCAATGTACCTGCGATAATATCAGCGGAAATCTTATTGTACAAATCTGTACCCAAGTAATTACGAATATGAATCTCTTGAGCAATCTTAATAAACTGAATAAACTTATCAGTATCCACATTACCATCTAAGATAGTATTGCGAACTATATCCTCTCTTTTTACAAATAACGCTACTGCCATATTATGATGGATAAGCACCTTGTCGTGGCATATCTATTGGAGCAATAGCCACCTCTTTAGGTTGTTTGTTAATTTTAAAACCTTGTCTAACCGCTTCGTTTACATTCACGAATCTTGTTCCGAATAAAGCATCTCCTGCGTAAGGCTCTCCATTTTGCTTTAACTTCTTCTTGTAGATTCTTCTTTCCCATCTATGATAGCAGTTTACTCCACCCTTGTATTTAAAGAGTGAGTAGTTCTGTCCGTTATGACCAAACTTGTTATTCACACCATTAAAAGACATCATATCAATATCTTCTTTGCGGTATAATTTGTCAGCAGATAGTATTCGAGTGCAGAATTGTCTTGAGTCTCCTTTAGGTTCTTTAGATGTTCCTTTTACATACTTGTATCTTACTTTCCATATCTTACCATCAAGATTCGACTCTTGGTTAGCAGATAACTCAGTAATACCATTCAAGTATCCTTCTACATCAAAACCCTCTGGTTCATCTTCCGTATCTTGAGCATCTACAAGTTCATATTCTTCATCCTCAGCTTCACCTAACTCCTCAATCATTGACCAAATCTCCTCTGCGAGTTCATCACTCATAAAAGGTCTTTTATCAGATGACATCTTTACTCCAGTTTCTTCTTCTCGTGTCTCAGAATCTACCGCATTCTCTAAGTCTGTGAACTCTAAAGGTTGAAGCGTTTTAAAGTACAAATTAAGAGCAATATTGTTGTAAGCTAATACTTGGTCAAAGGCATCTATCAAAAGTGTCTGAAATGGTCTAATTACCGTGTTATCCATCAAGATAGAAGCGGTCTTTAACTCATCAGCGTTATTCCCAAGTCCTGAGTTATCTTTAATACCCAAAAGCATAGGAGAAACTACCCTATGAGATACCATAATCTTTCTCATCGATTCATCAGATAAGAATTGGTATTGGTTGTGTGCATCACTTAACTGAACTGGTGTAATAGTAGCGGCAGCATTAGCATCATCGTTAAACGCTAAGATGAACTTACCAGCATTTGAAGAACCTTGAAACTTCTGTTTAATTCTTTGCTCGATTAGTTGTCTCTCTTCTTCGTTTGGAATACCATTGTTGAAGTTGATAAGCATTGATGGAGCAAGTCCATTCAAGATGTTATTTAAATGGTAGTTTGAAATCTCCTCCTCTAATTCAGCATATTGAAGACCTCCTTGATAATCTACTGGTGAGTAGTAATAGAATCCTGCTCTGTAAGGCTTCACAAATAGAATTTCGATAGACTCTTTAGATGTACCGAACGCGGGTATTCTTAAAGGTTTGTCAGATGGTTTAACTTTAGTCCAATCTTTAAAGTAGTAATAAGCCTCAATATCTCCATCTTCGTTAGCTTTCTCCGCTCTTAAAGTCTCAACTGGGAAGTGTTCTACTTGTGCAATCTTAGTTCTATCCTTAGAGTAGATAACTTGCATAGCACACCCACCCATAAGTTTCAAATCATAAGAAAGTTTGCGAACACAATCCTTTTTAAACAAAGACATCATCTGAGCATACGCATCAGGTTTTCTTTGTGAATCGGTAGCATCCAATCCTCTTCCATAAATCATCTCAGAGATACCATTGATGATAGCGTTGTTTGTAGGTGAACCATTATACCTATCAATCAAATACTGATAGTAGTTATTGTCCTCTCCGTAACTTACCCACTCCTTGCCTCGAATCTCACTCACTTTAGGAGAAGTATAAGAAGACAAGTTCACAACACGAACATCCGTACCGCTTTTAGGCTTTTGTTGTATTACTATGTTTCGTTTCATATAATTATATAATCGTTGTCTCGAGAATTTTCTTTAATGTATTCTCTACCATCAACTTCTTTTAACACATCATCTAAACACGCATTGTCCTCAAATACCCCATCAGCCAATGATACTCTTTCAGATAAATTATCTTCCATACCTGCGTTTACAGAATAATAGAAGTTCGAATCTTGATTTATTACTTGGTCTGTACAGAAAATCTTATCTCGGTATATGTCCAAACCATTAGACACCACTTTAAGGTCATAATAACGACCCTCAACAAGAGAAAACACTTTAGATATAGTTAGATACTCTCCAACCTTAGTAAGTGTCTCAGAACTCGTTAAAACAACATTTGTGCTATCATCTCTTAATATAAGCGTACCAGAAGCAGGATAACTTCTCGGAATAAAAGATAATGTTTGTGTTTCAGCAGATGTGGTTAAAATCTTCATACTTATATAACGATTTTATTTCCCTCTTTTGTGTGTGTAAAACAAAAAAGGAGGCAAAAAAGCCTCCCTTAGTGTAACGCAGTCCGAATGTGTTATGCAGTTGGGTCGATATTAGTTGCACCAATAGTTGATGGAGCAGCAGAACAGAAGAATGGTGGAGCAGTTTCTTGAGCAGTTAAAGTCAAGGTGAATCCACTCAAATCTCCCATAGCAGCACCTGAAACGATAGTACCTCCAGTTACTTCAGCACCGTGTTCTTTACCCATTAAAAAGAACTTTCCATTGTTGTCTTCGATTACTACTTGTGGTCTACCAGCAGCAAGAAGTTTAATCTCCTCTTGTGTAGCAGCATCTAAGTAAGTAAAGGTAACATTCAAAGTAGACTCGTAGAAAGTTGTACCATTCTCACGAGAAGAATTGATAGCAGTCTCTAAAGATGAGTTTCCTTTGATTTCGTATTTGTAAAATTCAGCAGCAGTGCCAATCGTAATCACTCCAGCGGTAGGAGATAAAGCGGCAACATCTGTATCATAATTTGCAAAGTAGATATTCTTCAAACCTCCAACAGAAGATTTACAAGGAAGAACTCTACCTTTAGCGATAGAACAAGCCATAGTTTTTTTAGGTTTTAAGGTTATTAAAAAAGGGCAGGTAGGCACTCGGCTCACCCACCCTTCTTATATTAATTCAATGATGATTAAGAGTAAAGAACGATGTCAGAACCGATTCCGTACTGTACACCAGCGGTAAATCTCATAATAACTCTTACATTTTCAGAGCCATCAAGGTCAGCCATATCCAACAATTTAACCAAGTTGTGGTCAGATAACAAACCAGTACCGAAGAACAAGTTAGATTTCTGAGCAGCCATCATAGTATCATCAGCAAGTCCGTTAGCAACAAAGATTTTAACACCATCGAAAGACAATGCTCCGTTGTTCCACCATTGAGTTCCTTCAGCATTAACACCATTAGCACCCAATCCAGAAGCACCGAATCCACCTAATGCACGAACATAAGCACGAGCAACATTTTGAGATACATAGATGTAAAGGTCTTCTTTACCGTATAGAGCAGATGGAATAGCATCAACTACTTTCCCTAACTCAGCGATAACATTAGCAGCAGTTACAGAAGTACCAACTACATCGATAACAGAAGCATCAGCAGTAGCCAAAGTAACCAATCCGTTGAACTCACCAGCGTTAGCGGTTACACCACCCCAGATGTTTTGTTCAGTTTTCTCAGCTACCAAACCAGCAGTGTGAGCGATAAGGAAATCAGAGAATGCAGGTGGCAAAGAGTCAAATGCAGAATATCCCATTTGTACTGCTTCCCAATCTGAATGGAAATCTTTCTTACAAAGTTCAAGGTTTACTTGGAACTCCTCTGGTTGAAGAATACGCTCAGTCAAAGTGATTGTAGCGGTGTCAGTAAAATCACAAGTAGCATCTTTAATTACATTGCTATCAGTAGCAACTTTTTTGATAACTTCTTTGAATTTTACATTTGGTTTGATGGTAATACCACCATTGTTAAGAGTTGCACCAGAAAGTAGAGCAGCAGCGATGTAATCACCAGCAAAACTTCCAGCATAACTTGAGGTAATCGATACACTTGTAGCCATTGTTTATTTGTTTTAGGTTTATTTTTTAATTTGTGAAATTCTTGCCATTACTAAATCCTTAGTAGATTGTGGTCTGTTTGCTCCGAATACGATTTGTTTCTTAGCAGACTCACCTTCAGGAGAATGTTTGATTGGAGCAGCGGCAGGTTTAGAAAGTTCTTCTTTTACCAACTCTTCCACTTCACTCATTTCTTCTTTAGGTTGTAGCATTGCTTTGATTTCTTCAATCATAGATTTCAATTCAGACAACTCTTCTTTAGTAGCATACATAGACTCCTCAGCCATTTCTTCGACTGGGGCTTCTTCCTCTACTTCTTCACCAGCGAGTTCTTTAATCTCTTTGATGATACCTTCTTCTTCGACTACAAGAACCTTTCCATCTTCCAAAGCATACTCGCCTACTGGAAGAGCAATCTTGTCTTCTTCAGTTACGATGAACACCTCGAAGTCAGGAGCAAATTCCTCAGCCTCCAAAACAGTACCGTTCTCAAGTATCATTTGAGCAAGTTTGGTTTCTACAACCTCTTGACTCAACTCAATACCAAGAACGCTTTTGATTTCTTTTAGCATTTCGATTGGGTTTTTCATATTAATATAACGATTAGTGATTTTGATTTTGCATTTTCAGCACCTATACTAATTATATAAGTTTTGATAATCCAGATATAATTGAATTTGCAGCGGATATTTGCTCCTTTGCTTCTTGAACTTTATTCTGCATCATTTTAATGAAATCAGAAGCGCCTAATTCTTTCGCCTTTTGCAAACCGTTCTCTGCAAGTTTCAAAGCAACCTCAGCTTCTGACTTCCCTTTTTTAACCTTATTTTCAATCGCTATAATCTCGGATTGAGACTCGATTAAATCAAAAGATTTCTTCAAAGAAGAATTAATGTCCTCTACAAGAGCGAACTCCACTCTTTGCACCTCAGACAACTCCTCTTTTTGAATCTGAGCAATCTTGCTCATCGCTTGTTTTTGTGTGTTCATAGTTTTATATATTTATTTTAAACCATCATTGATTTAGCCTTAGACACAATGGAATCCATTTCTTTTTTTGATACTTCTGCTTCTGATATTCTGCCCTGAATTACCCTAACTAAATCATCAGCACCCAATTCTTTAGCTGACTCAAGTGCTTTTTTACCTAAGTTTATTGCTACTTGATAATCATTAGAAGCGGTTTTAGCATCA